TACACAACCGTGCTTACGTTGTCAACGGTTTTATGCTTATTTTTCTATATTTTTCTGTCTACCCCAGTTAGAGTTGTGGAAAACTCTCATAAAAAAGAGACCCTCACCAGAAAAAGGGTCTCAAGAATGGAGTGTTGTGTTAGACAGTTAGGTTACCAAATCTAGCTGTCCACTGTCCATTATACACTATCTAGACTTCCCGTTCTTATAAATGCCGAACATCGTAAGCAAGAATAATCCTGCTGTAGCTAGAGCGCCGCTGATGGCGTTAGTCTTTACGTACGGCTCGTTAGATAGAATAGCGATTGCAACTTGCGGTGCGATTGCGCTTGCACCTAACAGAACGTCTCCGACTATATAGACGATTAGTTTGGTGCGCTTGCTTACACCTGAGATTAGTTCTTTAGCGACGTCCGCGTCTGACACTTCAGCTGCCATTCCTAAGTTCTTTTCAGCTAATTCATTTAGTTTGGTTATGTCTTTGTCTATCATGACTTTCCTTTCTTTGCTTGGTTTGTTTTCTTTACTTGGCACGTTCTGAGGCTCTGTGGGCTTCTCTTTGTCTCCAGACGGTAAATTATCCCCCTTTTCATCTTTCGGCTGTTCTGCGGGCTTAGGTGCGGTAATTTGACCTATCTTCTTTAGTTCGTCTAATGAAATCTTGACTGTAGAGAAGTCTAAATTGCCACTGAAGCCGTCAATCTTGCCATTGTCTGTGAATTGGTGAATTAAAGCGCCGTGTGCATAGTTGTCTTTTGTGCCGTAGTTTGGATACCAGTCAATTCTCTCTAGTTCTAATTTACTGATGATGGCGTTGCCACCGTATTCTAGTACGACTTTACCTGTCTTTTGTAAGACGATATTCTTAAACGCTTTTAATTGCTCTTTTGTTCCCTCAAATTCTGGCTCAAGGTCTACAAATAACAATGGCGCGTTGACTAATTTCTGAGCTTCAGCGAACCTTTCAGCTTCCATTCTCGCTTCTTCATCTGTTGAGAAGTACGGCAGCCAGTAAATTCCTAATAGTTTATCTCCAGCAGCTTTAGCGAACTTGACCAGTTTAGGGTCAATCTTGTTAGCATCTCCACCGTAGCTTTGACCGACGTGTCCAGCTTTGAGAATGACGCCCGCAAACTTATTAAAATGATTAGCGATATCATCAGCTTGGTTATTTGATACGTCTAAAATCAATTGACTGTAGTCTTGAGTTTCAGGTTTAGCTTCAGGCTTCGGTGCTGATTTAGGCGTCAAATCTGGCAAATCATGCGTACTCTTATCAGTAAAGACCTCGGCAGACATGTACTTGCCGCTCCTGGCAGTCACGAACCAAACAGAGTTGCCGTCGATAGCTTCTCCGTTAGTAACGTAACCTTTCATTTCAACCGTAGCACCAGCGTCAATCTGCTGGAATATCCCGCTTGAAATATTAGCAGCGTCCCTTGCGTTTGCTAATACAGCAGTCATTCGCTCTGTCGGTTTTACTTCCTCGTAGTTCTCAGCAATCTGCCGTCCATCGCAACTGTATGAAAACCCTAGATAATCAGGTCCGTAGTTCCCCAGCCAGTTCATAAGCTCTTCAATGCTGTTATAAATCCCTCGAGCGCCACTGTGAACTTCACTGTCGTGGATTTCAATCGAACCGTCGCTTCGCTTTCGCATTAAGAACACGTGTCCATATTCTGTATACTGACCTCTTGAAAAACCTAGAAAACCTACTACCCAAATACCCACTGGAGCGTGTCCAGTATCAATCCGTCCTGCGTTTAATTCGTTTAGATACGCAGCTTTTGCGCTTGGCGTACGAGACGGCGCGTCAATCGCGTCATCGACGTATTTAAGACACCACCCTCTCTGAGAAGCTATGTTGATGTTCGGATTGTATGTTTGTCTTACAGCCATGTGTTCTCCTTTTGTTCTATTTTTTGTTTTGTTTTTCTCTTTTTTAAGGTCTGAAAAACTTATCTAACCCATAAGCTGATAATAGCATCATCACTAAGCCGATTACTACTACTGCGGTAACATTCTTGTAAATCTTCTTCTCTGTTCCCTCGATGGCGCCTAACCTGTCCTCGTGGTCGTTGAGTTTAGTATTTAGAAACTCATGCTCTTTAGCATGTAACTCCACATAAGCTTGTAAAGACTGAGGTGTTACCATCTGCATTTCTGCGATTGCTTTCTCTAGTTTCGTCATTCTCTGAGCCAAGCTCAAAAGTCCCTCTGAAAGTACCGCTACTTTCTTGTCAATCTCATGAAGCAGCTCTGAGTTTGTCTGTTTTGCCATATTTTTTATACCTCTCCCACAGCTGTCCACGAAATACCGTGCCAAGCACCACCAAAATTATTTTTCGAAGTAGCTATAAGTGTACAACCGCTCACATTCACGCTCACTGGCTCGACATAGTTGCCTGCAGCGACTGGTGTGCCAAACTGAGACAAATTAGTCGCTGCGTCCCCGAACTTGTAGCCGTTTAATGAGCTTGTGATTGAGTAAATCTGGTCGAATTGTTTAGGGAAGGTTAGAGGAACTCTGATTGTGTTTGAGCCGTCTCCGAGGAACTGTGTCCAACCGCTCTGAACCATGACGTTACCAACAGTTACTGTACTATTATGATTTTTGGCAGCGAATAAAGTCTTCATATCTATGTTATTAGCCTTTACAGTTGCCTTAGCAAGCTTGTCGCCCTCTATTGAAGCATCTGCTATATACTCTCCGCTAAATGGCAGTCCAACTACTTTCCTCAAGTCTGTAATCATTGATTGGGCAAGCGATGTAGCGTTAGCGTTGACGTGAACCCGACCAAGAATAATATACGGACTAGTCGCTCCCACTGCGGACTGAATGACTGAAGCAGGCGGGTCTTGTGGTGAAGCTGCTGGCGTACCAGCAATCTCTTTAATCTTGAAAATGCCGTTGATGTTGTCCACAACTGTAGTTGTCGGTGCGACCGCTTTATCTATAAAACCGACAATCAGTGAATTTCGTGGTAGAGACGGCGAGGCTGCCGCTAGGGTTATAGTTTCATCTGAGTCTGCTTGAACCATGTGTCCGTAGCCAAGCCCAGTGTCAATATTGCCTGTACCAGCTTTTACAACCACTTTAAGCCCCGTTCCGCCTGAGGCTGTAACATTTAGCCCGCTTGCCACTGAAGTGCCGTACAGAGCGTTTATAAAGGCTGAGAGGGCAGCTTGTGAGTGTCTACCCCCGTTCATGTTGAATACTTTTCGTGTCATTTTTGTTCTCCTTTTGTTTCTTTTATCATACCAGCGTCAAGCTTCCCTTTCCAGTAGACAATGCATAAAACTTTATTCTGTACGTCGTCGGCTTGTCTCCTGTCGATAATGTCAGTTTCACGGCGAAGTCTTGATACTTTTCTGAGGTCGATGGCTTCCTAAGTATTAGAATGACTGGCGTTGGTGGATACTGTGATGAGGTCTTGACCTCGTGGTTTTCAGCTATTTTGAAACAAGCTGGCTGCTTTCCGTCTCGCGTCTTCTCTGGAGTGAACCTAGCGGTGTAGTTGTATTCTTTGCCGAAAACGTTAGGGGGCAGCGTGATTTCGATATCCCACATGTTTACTGTCTGCGACTTGAATGTTTTTACTGCGTCTGAGCCTACAATTTGGTCACCTTTTAGCTCGTTAAAGTCCATCTCAAGTTCTTTGATTACAGATATCAAGTCATTGTCTTCGTTTAATCTGCTCATAGCTTCCCTCCATCAATACTTCTCTGCTCTGATTGTAACAGGGGCGTTCGCTGTTACTGTCGCTCTAATATTGAACGTATAACCTGTAGCTTGATTGCCGAAAACTGGCACGAACCAAGCCATGAAGTCCGCACCGTATCTAGTAGGGTCTAACGGGAACGAAAACGGATATGTCTCCAGCTCCATCGCTCGGTCAATTTCAATCGCCATGTCTGCCACTAGGTCTATCCCCTCGGATTGCACGTAAAATATGGCAGCTCCCCATTTACTGCCAGGGATTTGCCCGCTCTTGTCGCACGTGACAGAGATATCCCAAAGCTTACCCGACGTTTGAGGATACGTCATAATCTGGTTTGAGCCTATGAACTGGCGGCTCTTCAGCTCGTCTCGTTCTCTTAGTAAAATGCGTAAACGTTCTATCAAATTATTATCGTTCCTGTAAATCATCTCACCTCCTAAAAATTACGGTAGCTCTTGACTAACATTCTACACTGCCCTTTGTCTGTGCTTCTCACGAAGAACCGAAACTTCAAGCTTATACCTTGCCCTTGTGGTGCCGTCCAGTAAAACGACGACTTCCACCTGTACACTGGTTTCTGCAAAGAATAATTGGTCAAATCGTTTTGGTAGTTTAATTTGCTGTTGGCTACTATTGAAGCACCTCCGACAGCAGCGGTCATACAGACACCGAAACTTGGATTGTAAGACGGCTGTAGTCTCGTAGAATTGTTCAGTAAGACGTCTAAGTAAGGTATGACAACAGGATTATCCTGGTTTATAGGACGAAATTCACAAGTCACTTCTATATTGTTTAGAGAAAAGGCGCTCGATATCGGTGGTAGATTGACAGTATCAGTCGTAGATACCACTCCGTTAAAATCTGTGTACTCGAAAAACTGCCAATCTGTACTCTTAGGGTTTAGATACGTTTTTACCCCCGATTTATTAGAGGTGGGCTGAGGCGTTATTTTGAGGTCTATCAATTTAGCCTCCAGAGCAGCAATCCGCCTCTGCAAGTGCATTTCTTGCATGTCGTTGAGCCTGTTCATACCCTTTACTACCCCTCCTCTTGCTGGGCTATGATGTCGTCTATGTTGATGTCGTCAAAAGTGATATCGACTGTCTCTGCGTCGTTACCATCGACTGAACACTCGATTTTCTCAATCCTGTAATAGCCTTTGATGTGAGATAACGACTTAAAACCGCCCAATTCTGCATAGATAGTGTCGCCTATTCCTACGTCATTGAGGTCTAATATCCCATCATGAACTGTGAACGACGGAAGCTCTCGCGGGTCTTTAACAGCTTGAAGCACGCCGTTCACGTGTTCTTGTAAAGTGGACAGTCTCTCCACTGAATTATAGGTAACGACTTTCTCTCGACGGTAGAACTCTTGCATAGATTGATAATCGCGTGAGAACGCTTGTACGGCGTCGTCTCCGTTTCCTGAACCGAAACCTTGGATAAAGTTGAAAAGCGTGTCTCCGCGCCTCTCAAAGGCAAATGAGTCTACATTCTCTGGATACACCAAACGAATGTCTGGTCGGTAGTTTCCCAAAGCCTCATATGAGTTGAATGTCTTGTCCGCGTCGAACTTGATATCAGGTCCTTTAATCACGTTGGTCATTTGCTGGATAAAATCCTTGACGTTCTTCTTAGTAAAGTGCCGGTCGCGCTTCATTCCTTGAGCTATGTTTCCCTTTTTAATCCCGAAATTACTCCCAGTCTTTGCCTGGACTTGCTCAATCACTCCCCAAAGAATATCACCTTGCCAAGTATTGTCGTAGTCAATCGTTAAATACTGGTCTTTCAGATAGTTCAAGTAACCTGTGCAAGATACGGTCATTTTCACGGAAGCCCCGTTTGGTGAGTAACCAAACTTGATGATATTAGCTCCGAATAAATACTTGCCCTCTCTCTTTACCCTGATGTCTGTGGACAGAATGTCCATAAATGAAAAGGGATTGTCTATCACGCCAATCTTCTCTATGTATTCCTCATACTCTGCTAAGTCTATATCGAACTCTAAGACTTCGTGGGCGTTTCTCTGCATAGTCCATTTTACGTTAGAGCATAGGTGGCGGATATCACCTAGCAGAATACCGTTCTTGCTCCATACTTCAATTTCGTATCTTCTCATCTAAATACCTAAGAACCCTGACTGGTATCGAACCTCTGCTTTTGTCTTCTCTGAACCTATATCAGTCTGGACTTCCATCACATTCATACCTGGCACAAGTCCGAAGAATGTTGAACCGTCATACTGCAATACGTAGATATTCAAGCCGTTGTGCGTGATGATTTTATTTCGCATGTCGATTATCAGCTTGTCGCCCTCTAATACGGTAACCATCACTTGCATAAATTTGTTGGTAGTGCGGTTGATGATTCTAGGGTTAGTCGCTGGGGTAGTGATAGTGATAAGCGGGTAGACTGTTTCGTTTCCTGAATTAGTCACGACCGACGGCTCGCTGCCCGCTGAGATATCAAATGGAATATCGAATGGAATATCGAAACCTCCGTCTATTGTTTTACTGATGATGGCTAGTAATTCTCCAGATGAGTTGTCATAGAACAGCGGGTCTTCGGATAATAAATCAATCTTCCACTTGGCTATGTTTAACTCTCGGTTGATAGGCATTTGGTTAGCCATGACGAATACTTCAGTAACGAACTCCACACCAGCATAAGTTACAATCCGAAGCTTCAGTCTTTTCCTCTGCAACACGCTCACAAGCTCTCTGCGCTTGTTTTCCACGTCAATCGGCTCTCCACCAAAGATACGACCCTGAAAGCTGATATAGCGCCCCTCATACAGTTGTCGGGACACCCACGAACCATCTCTACCCTGATTTACACCAGTGGCTGAGCGAATGTTTGGCAATCCAGATACGCCCTCAATCGGCTCATCTAAGTACATAAGGTTCTCTGCACTGTTTAGTTCAAAATCGTCTAGATATACTCTCATCTTTCCCTCCTTTCTATGCTTGGCTTACTAGATATCCAATCCTCGACGCTAACTGATACACGTCAGTGTCTTTGTAAATCTTAGCGTCTATGTTGATATTGATGTCGCCTCTCTTTTGGTTTTCTTTAAGATAATTCTCAGTCCTTTGCGCTGGCATGACTTTAGAGCCTCTTGGCAAGGTCACCATCTCTGGCCCGTTCTCACCGACTAAGTATTGACCGCCATCAGCGTGTTCAGTACCTTTTGCTAATCGCCCGATGTGGACTTCAGGAACTCTCGGGATATGAACTCCTGGAATATTATTGATGACGCCAGCTGCATTGTTAATTAAGCGTATAAAGAAGTTGATAGAGTTTTCCACGCCAGAAAGAATGCCGTTGACAACGCTTTTAACCGCACCGCCTACCGCGTTTCCTACGGCTGTACCGACAGCTGAGAACCTACTCACGATAGTATTCCACATGTTGGCGAAGAATTGACCGACAGGCGCGAACACTCTCTTTATGTTCTCCCACGCTTCGCTGAACCTCTGACCGAACCAACCTGCAACGTTCGCGAATATTTGTGTAATTCTCGACCACACGTCGGTGAAGAACCCAGCTGCAGCGTTCCAGGTATTACAGACGCTCTCCCAGCCCTCTCTAAACCTATCACCGAACCATGTCGCAACGACACTGAATATTTCTACTATGCCGTTCCAGAGACTTTGGAAGAACTCTGTGACGGCGCTCCATATTATCTTTATTGCCTCCCAAGCTTCAGCAAATCTATCTTCGAACCACTGAACGACAGGTGAGAATATCTCGACTATGTTATTCCAGAGACCGACAAAGAACTCTCCCACCGCAGTCGCTACAGTAGTGAAGAACGCCTTTATTTCGTCCCAGTGCTGAATGATTAAGCCTAGTAATAGAGAGAACGGCCAGAACATCACCGCTAATATTGTAGGCCCCCATTCTTTGAGCCAGTTGACTACACCGTTGAATACTTCTTTGGCTCCGTCCCACACGCCCTTAAAGAAGTCTGAGATACCGTTCCATAAATCTTTAAAGAACTTGACTGCGTTATCCCAAGCCTCTCCGAACCACTTTACAAAGCCGTCTACACTCTTTTTAATCCCGTCCCAAATACCTATGAAGAAGTTTCTGAAGCCCTCTACGTTGTTCCAGAGCCAGATAAACCCAGCGACTAACGCTGTAATGGCGATGATTGCAAGTCCAATCGGATTAGTCGCGAATGCAATGCCCAGTTTTACTACCTGGATTGTTGCATTTTTTACTGCACCAGCTATCACACCGAATGCCGTACCGATTTTAGCAGAGGCAACCCCTTGAGACGCACCCTTGATGCCCTCCATGCCTAGCTTAAAGCCCTCGGCTGCTGTCTTACAACTCAAGAATGCCCCGTGTAAGCCTTTCACAACGCCTGTAACGACTTCTATCGTCTTGAGGCCCATTGCTGCCGCCTTTAACGTTACAAACGCCCCAGCGGCGATTTTAGCGGCTAATACGACTTTATCGAAGTTCTCGCTTAACCACTTAAGGGCGTCAAGTATTTTAGGTATGACTTCCTCTGCTAGTTTTGCCAACTGGTCGCCCAAGTCTTTCATCGCCTGTTTCATCTCGGGCTTGCCCATTTCTGTGGTCAAGTCGCGGATTAAGTTCATCAATCTGTCGCCCGCTCCACCAGCAATGAATTTATTAGTGTCAGCGTCCACGCCCAAAATCTGCATACCCAAATTACGAAAAGCAGACTGTACGCGGATTAAAGCACCGTCGATTGTGTTAGCTCGCCCCTCCAAGAGACTGTCTGGCAAGGCTTTGTCTAGGGCTTTGAATAAGTTTTCACTTGTGATTGTCGTGCCACGAAGTGATTTATCAAGACCGATACCTCTCTCGACAAGCATGTCAAAAGTAACCGCGTCCAGCTTTCCAGTCGCAGCAACGCGCCCAAGGATTGACGATAATTCCTGGAACGTAGTCTTGCCCAGGGATACACCTTTGGACAGGATTTTCACTTTATCGACTAACGTGTTTGTCTCCTGCCCGTACATCTTAAGAGTAGAAGCAGCAGCGAATAAGTCCGAACGGTTAAATAGAACTCCAGTGTCGCTTTTCGCGTACTTCACTAAGTCCTGCAAGACTTTATTGACGGCGTTTCCGTCTTTCTCATAGGCTTTCAGGGCGTATGAGGCGTTCTCCACGTTCCTCACCTGCTCAAAGGCTGCTTTACCCATCGCTAGAAAACCAGCAGAGCCTGTAACCGCCACTCCCGCAATACCTTTTAAGAATGAACCTACCCTTGAGGCTGCGTTGTCCAGCCCAGTGGACATTCTGGATAGCCCAGACTGAGTGTTAGTCAAAAAATCTCTAAACGACTTGTGGGCGTTCCCCGCTGCGGTCTGTTGACGCTTAAAGCTCGCCTCCACCTCGTTAGTGGCTGATTTAGAGGCAGCCGCCAACTTGGCAAAGACTTCTGAGGCACTGTCGTGTGCTGAGATGATGATTTTAACGCTGTTGTTACTTGCCATTTTGGTTTTGCCTTTGTTCTATTTTTGTTCTCTTTTTATCGCTGTTTCTGTTCAGCCCTCTTTTGTTCTAGTTTATCACGCTCATCTTGGAGCTTCCAGATATACAAAGCCCGCTCCACTTCCTCGTACGGCTCTTGTAAATACTCCTGATACGACAATCCAAGGCGTTCTCGATAGATTACGCCCTGGATTTCTTGTGTAAACTTTGAGGGGATTTCAACGCCTCTTAGTATAGCGCTCCTGTAACAGCTGCGACGCTCATTGGCTCTAGTGCGCCGCTCTGAGCCGTCGCTGAAGCTTTTGGGTCAAAGTCTTTTCCTACTAAGACAGAGAAAATCTCGGTAACTACTATGAATGGCAGCTCATCGATATCTTCCACCTGCATGTCCACCAGTTCTTTGCCTGTTTCGGTCTCGATATAGACCTTTCCTCGCACGAACTTCTTTTTCGCCCACTCTAGTGTTTGAGCGGACAACTGAGCTTTGTCTGCCTCGTCAAAGTTTGAGCCAGCGAACTCTGCCATGTCTTTGGTCAACATCGGTGAGACGATAATGTAAGCTCCGTCCCAGCCGTCAATCAGCTTGCTGATATCTACTTTCTTGTTTAGTGCTAAACGTCCCATATTCCTCCTCTTTTCCTATTAAGCGTTGTAGTCTGCTTTAGTGTTGGTCAAGATTGCCTCGATTGCTTTGCCCTTGGTTGCGTCCAATTCAATACTGAACGATAACGTCTGTTCAATGACTGCGTCTAAGTCGTTTGAAGTACTCCACTCACTCACTCGAACCTTTGGCGCTTTAATCTTCAAGCCTGGGTGAGACTTCGTACCAATCTGCACTTGCTTGTTCTCGATGTTTACTTCCATGGCTTGAGCGGTGTTGTTGTAGTACTTATTTTCCCAATCTTGGTTGGTGTAAATCAGCACCATTTCACCTGTAAGCTCGTATGCGCTTGTATGAATGTCGGTGATGTCGATAGAGTCGTTACATGCCAGATATGTGGTTGCGTTGCGGTTGAGCGTCATTTTGAAGCTCTTACATGCCACTGGGGCTGCGGTTGCTAATCCAGCCTCATCGTTTGCCATCTTGACTGACAGGTTACGGCTGGTAAACTCGTTCTCCTCGATAAATGCTACGGTGTTTGAAGTGTCCGTTCCCATCTTTGCAAGAATGTCGCAGTTCACTTTCACCCAGTCGCCAGCTTCCACTGACAGCTCCATCTGGCTCAAAGTACCAAGAGCGTGGCGACGGTCAGAGTTAGGGTCTTTCCGTGCAATGGTCATAGTTGGCGGCGTTTGTAGCTGATTGACTGTAAATGAGTGTTCATACACGGTAGCGTCGTCCGCTTTCTTCTTTGAACTCACTGTCCCAAAGATGTTAGCCAACAGATAACCGACACCTATGTCCGTTACTTTACCCTCTAGCTGTCCCTCTGCCCACTGAGACACGATTGCTGAGTCGTTAATCTTCTCTACGCGTCCCATTGCGCTTTCGTTTTGGATAGCTGTTGTTTTACGTCCAAAGCTGAGTGATAAATGCCTAAACCAGTAGCTCGGTGCTACCGCTGTGCCTCGGGTGGTTTCAGTTCCTACGCCGACTGATACTCGCCTACCAATAAATTCTGCCATTACTTGTTCTCCTTTTGTTCGTTTTTATCTTCTTGACTGTCTTTTTGATTGATTGCTTGTTCTAAGTTTTCTGCTTCCACCACTTCGCCAGTCTCTGGCATAAAATATTTTCGTTTGGGGGTGATGATTTCTTGTGAGATATCTTTCTTTTTCTTTTCGTCCATGTTTTTCTTCCTTTTCTTTATTCTTATCTTACTACACTTTACGTGAATATTTAACAGTTACGGTCATTCTGAACACCAGATTGATACCGTTATTCATTTCTAACAGTTCATAACCTCCGTATGTAACTTGGGTTTGTAACACGTTCACTAGGTTCTCCCAGTCGTACTCTTGTAGTTTGTCCATAATGAGGTCTTGTAAATCATACATGGTGTTGTACGCCTCTTCCTCGCTCTCTGGGGTCTCGGTCATTTCTATGTGGGTTAAGAGGGTGAACTTCGCCATTCTCTCGTCGCTACGGTTAGTCTCGGTCTCGTTATCCACATCATCTGGCAAGACACGGATTGAGGGGTAAGCCTCGAACACCTGGAAGCTTGAGCCTGCCACCTCCTGGATTTCCGTTCCGTTCTCTGTTGGCTTGAGGGTTTTCAAGGCTCGTATAAGTGAGTTCTTGATATCTTTGGTTATGAACTGCATATTTCTCCTTTCATCACAATATCTTTTCTATAATTCTATTCATTCCACGGTTAAAGTCGTCTAGCACTTCGCCGTCTACGTCCAACAACGTCCTCTTAATGTACGGGTGAGGTCTCGTTCCCCTCTTCGCTATCGCTCTCTGCATAGCATAAGGATTGATACCTTTCATTCTCGACCATTGATACAAGGGTGTGCCTCTTTTTACAGACACCCAGTGCGGTCTAGTGCCGTATTCATGGGGGGCAGCGTGCTTTGCTGCTGGATACACTGAGACGGTTAAAAAGTTCTCGAACGTATACCTGATTGACTTCCTGAGTTCACCTGACACGCCTACATTCACTCTTCTCCGCATAATCCCCTGGGTTTGGATACCAGCACGCTCTAACATTGAGTGCGTCCCCTGCTTAATAGTGTCTGGGGCGCGTTTTAAGGCTGTCTGAAAGGCTCTGTCGTCAATCTTGACCCGCATATCATTTTCCCTCTGCGGACGTACAGGTAAGCTCTAAATGGCTTACAGGTGGCTGATTGATATACCGCTTAATCCCCTGCACGTACATAATCATGCCTATCACTTCCAACTTGTCTCCTGATTTCACGTCTGCGTTCACGTCGCAATACACCGTATAAGCCTGCCCTATGTCGTATCCATTCGCCACAGCGTCTTTGTCAGACATTGGCTGAGCCAGACATTTAATCACACTCACGGGAATATCGCCGTACTTTCTGGATATTCCCGTTCCCACCTGTGTCTTCCTGAAGACTTTGGCGCTGTGGTTCAGCAACAACATCACACTCTCCTTAGTCGATACGCGTTCAGTATCATCGCAACCGAACCCTGCTCGCCCACGCCAGAGCCGCTCTGAGCGCCGCTAGATGTATTCCCTGTACTCGAACCGTATGTGATGGAATAACCGCCTGTAGACGCACTAGAAATGGTCTTAGAGCCATTCTTGTTGCTAAGGTTGTCCTCAATCATCTGAGACGCTGCTAACAATACGTCCGTTGGCACTTCCCCGTCGTCATACTGGGTTGTATATTTCACTTTCACTTGGTCATAGTCGCCACGGTCGCCCTTGAATGACGTTCCCGTCGTACTTAGCACAATCCGCCCCTGAGAGTTCCAGTTAAACTCTTTCAGTTTCGTTCCTCGTACTTCCACGTACTCTATCGACTTAATGTCCACATGAGGTAGAAACACCACAGGGTCATAGTCTAATACGGCTTCAAAAGTCTTTGGGTCGCCGAACACTCGTCCAGTGTATCCCTCAATCCACCTATTCACTGCCTCAGCGTGCAACTGCATACGTTTTTTCTCTTCGTCAGAGAACGTTTTACCTGTTATCATCTCTAAGTCTTTTAACGTGATTGCTCCCATATGTCATTACCACCTTTCCTGGGTTACTTTTCCTCTGATTATAGCAGTTTCCACCCACACAAAAAACTGCCCGCAATGGACAGTTTTCTGCTCGGTGAGTTTCCTCACTATTTCTTTTCTGCTGCTTTCTCTTCAGCTTTCTCGTCAGCTTTCACCTCGACATACGGTGTAGTGATATCGCGGGCTTCAGCTGCTTCATCGACGCGGGCTTTCTCACCCTTGTCCAGCTTCACCACATCACCTTTACAGTATGGATAGATATCAGCTTTGAACTTTACTAACATAGTTTTCTCCTCTCTTACCTTACTACTTACCTACTATTTAACCTTGGTCAGTTTTGCGAAGCTCTCGCTCATGATTGGTAAACCAGCCACTCGCTTGAAGATAACCAGAGACATCTTGTCGCTCTCAAGGTCGTTGCCAGTCGTACCAAACTTGATACGGGTAGCTTCACGGTCGCCGATGAGGTAGTTCTTAAAGTCGCCGAACCACACCTCGGTTTCGTTAGTACCAGTACCCAAGTTCTCTGGGATTTCAGAGACTTCGTACACTGGACGACCCAACAGCGTAGCAGGCGCGCCCTCGGTCAAGCTTGGCAAGTAGATTGGGCGACCTGTGTTGTCTTTCAAGGTCATAATCAATCCAAGTGCTTTAGTACTTACCACGAAGACTGCGTTCGCACGGTACGCTGCGTTCACTTTCAAGGTCAACTTTACCAAGTCGTCCCAAGCCAGTGTTGCGCCCGCCTGTGCCAGTTCAGCTGGGGTAATTTTTGAGCTACGGAAGCCAAACGGCTTGTTCGTACCATCACCACCAACGAATGCTGCGTTTTCATTGATTGCCAAGCTCATTGCGAAGCGGTCAGCCACAAAGCTCTGGAGGCTCGGAGTAGTAGCTGTGTCAACCAAGCTCTCGTGGGTAAACTTACCAAAGCCACCCAGTTTGTGAGGTTTCATCTTGGCAACGTCAAAGGTCTGCTTGCTCTCGGTTGGGGCAACACCCTCACCTACCCAGTAAGTTGTAGGCAACGTACCCTCAAGCGGCAACGTCAGGTCTACTGGCATGTTTGACAAGACAGTCGCGATTTGGCGAATAGGGCTAAACACACGGAGCTTCTCACGGATTTGCGTATCCAAAGTCGTAGGGACAAGGTAACCACCGTCAGCGTCAGTGCCAACGCTCTGTCCTTTAGCTTTGTAGTCTTTCTCGAACTCTTCGTTCAAAGCTTTCAGTTCCGCAATGTCTTTGTTTGCCAAAGCCTTGTAGAAACGCTCGTTCAAGTCTTTCTCGCGGTCTTCTTCTTTCTTCTCTTCGTTGTCTTTACCAACGACTGCGTTCTTTGCGGCTGCTGCGGCTGCTTCTTTAGCCTTTTTAGCTGCCAGCTCTTTAATGGTCATTCCCATTGTCTTTCCTTTCTTTCTGTTTTCCTATTTTTCTTGTTCTTCTTTGAGGGCTTTTTCAAACTCTTTCGCAAACTCTTCCTCTTGCTCTGGAGTCAGCTCGGTATCCTCATCTACCTCATCAGCGCCAGAGTGGTCGCTCTCGCCCTCTTTAGCTGTGTCGGTTTCAGATTTCATCTGCTTTTCGCCGTCTTGGTTTTCGTTATTATCGCTTTCACTGTCGCTGTCTTCGTTGTCCTCTGCACCGACCTTGTCAGCAATTGCGTCTAATTTCTCGATTACTGGGGCAAACGCCTCATTGAATGCTGTACTCATTGTCTCTGCGATTTTCTGAATGTCTTCGTCGCTCATTGTTTTTGTGTTCCTTTCCTGTTCTTCTTTATTTTTATCACTATCTAACTCTTCTTGCAACAGTTGCGCCTCTTTATTCATAGAATCAATCATGAACCGTGCGTCTTTCCGTGAGATTGTCCCCTCCTTGTACGCTAACATCACCGCACGTGGATTGGCTGGGATAGGCACGATAGAGAACTCCAAGAGTTCGTTGTCTGCCAGAATGTCTTTCTTGTCCTCGCTGGTCTTGAAAGTCTTAGGGATAAAGCCCACGGACACGGTACGGAGAATACCAGCTTTAATCTGGTTAAACACCATATCAGCTTTCGGGTTCAATCCCTCCTCACTGAACTTCACGGTAGACTTGGTGCGGGTTACGTCCTTGTCTTTCTCTGTCTCTAATCCTAATGACGTTCCCAGTACGTTCTCTGGTTCTGATGGATTGTGTCCCCACAAGACGATAGGGTTGTTCTTGTAGTTCTCGGTGTCCCATGACTGCTCGACTATCTCGTCCATGCGGTCGGGCTGGTCGTCAGAGATGATGAACTGAGCCGTTCGCTCTTTCTCGTTCACGGACACTGATTTAGAGGTGAATAGTTTGGTGATTTTTCTCATATTTGTTTCCGTTCGTTTTTTGTTCTCTTTCGTTCCTTTTCTTACGTTTATGATACTACAAATCTTTCATGACGGGTAGTAGCACACAGCGACATCTCACGTGTAGCGGTTGGTGGGCGATATCCTCATAGTTAAAGTTCAGCACCGCGTCGGTCTTCCCTTGTCGTGGCACTACCATGCTGTCCCCTTTGTTGTAGAAGTTGTCGTCAATAGAGACTGTCTTGTTGTGCATAGCCCCGCAGAACTTACAGACTCGTTCGTCCTTTGAGGTGTACCAGCGCTTGGCAGTTACCTGTCCCGACTGCTTCCACGCTTCCACGTCGGCAAAGCCTTGGCTTCTCGTGGTTTCACTCTCGGCTATCTTGTAGGCTCGGTCTTGTGCGGCATATCCGAATATCTGATTTACTTTCTCGGTTAATTCATGGAGGCTGTCCCCGTTCATCATTCCCTGGGATAGAGCAGCTCGGATTTGCTTCTTGGTTTCTTCAGTGATGGTGGTAGAGGCTTTCAACGGCTCGGTCTCCAAAAACCTCTGTATCCTGAGGCTGATTGGGTCAAATAAGATATCATCGTTCAGATTGAGGGCTTCCAGCGCGTCTTTCCCTGTCTCTTCAATAATCATGGCGTATATCCGTTTCATTGTCGCTGCGAACTCTGATTGGTACTTCTCCCAGTCTGCCATGTCGTCCAGCATTTCCTTTTTTTGCTTCTGTGAGGCTGTAGGATACGTTTTGAGGGCGTTCTGCAACCATTTCAATACATCTTCCCTCTGTGCCTTAAACATCGCCTTAGAGGCTCTTAGAATGAGGTTCTCGTACTGTCTCGCCTGTCGTGTGTATAAAACGGATTTCGCCTCACCTATGGCTTCCAGTTCGTCTTCATCTTTTTTTTGGCTCTTCTCACCCTCCTCTGCTTCTGGCGTTTCAGTAGTTTCAGTTTCAGTCTCTGGTTTTACTAGGTCGGTCAACATGTCAATCGGCACTTCATTCAGTGGTCGGTACAAGACCGCTCCCGCTCCATTCTCTAATGGCGGCAGTCCTCGCTTCTCTCTTACTTCATCAATCGTCAACCATTTATTGACGCCTTGAGTGTCCTCTGCTAATTGTTGAGCTTTGTCTTCTGGCACTGGGTTCACAAAGTCTATCTCCAGTGCTGGGTCGTATTTCTCCACCAGTTCAACGTTCAGTAGCTCTTTTAGTCCTCTCACCCGTGGCAGTACCACTCGCTTTGCCATTGTGTAGTCTTGGGCTTCAGCATTGGCTCGGTTCACGTCTTCGGTCATTCCTACGATAGACGGTGAGGTTCTGAACATCGCGAATATCTCGTCTTTTGAGAACTTTCTCGATTCTAGGAAGTCCAGGTCTTGCTGGTTAAGTGAGTACGGCACTAACTTAGCTCCACCCTCCAGGATAATCTGCTTAAAGGCGTTGTCGCTTCCCGCATGAGCCTCGTCCATTTGCTTACTCAATCTTTGGTAGACTTCATCGGTCATGACGTCTGGTACTTCCAGTACGGCTGATGGTCGAGCGGCATTGGCGAATAGTCCCCTGTTCCACTCTCGCATTCGGTAGTCAGTGTCTAACGCCATGGCAGAGGCTTTGATGATACTACGTCCTTGATACGGATTGTCTGGGTCAGGGTTAATGTCTCGGATAAAACAATCAAGAGGGATATCGTGTCCCAGGAAGTTCACCACGCTGTCTTCTCGACTGTCCCCCAGTTTCAAGTTTGCTAGGTGAGACGGTACGACGTGTAGAGCGTGAGGTAGTTGGTCAGAGGCAGCGTCCATGATTTCCCCGTTCCGCATTTTCAGAATGTAGGCTTCACCTGTGAGGTTCATGTACTGGTAGTACAAGCTCCAGAACTGTGAGCCTCTGAGCCAGCCGTTCGGTCTCTTCAATAAGTCCAGGATTTCGTGGTCGAAGATTTCCTCGCGGTCGCCGTTCTTTCTCTTTCTGTATAGTTTCAGCTCTACTGAGGCACACTCTTCTGATATCGCACTGTTGGCAGCAAACACCCAGCCTATGTTAGCTCTGAGCTGTGAGCGTTTTGATGAGTAGTTGTTCATACGTGAGCTTCCACTGGTGAAGTCTCCAGTCAAGTATTTGTCCAGGTCAATGTGAGGTACGTCTTGGAACGCTGTCCCCCCTATTAGATTCTTGATTATTCTTCGCATTCTCATCGTTCGTTTCCCTTTTTATTTTCCCTTATTTTCTCTTTCATCTCTCATTATAAATCACAAAACTCTTATCTGGTATTCCTTTTGTTTCTCCTGCCATAGTGCTAGTGCATTACTCCAGAAACTGTCTCCGTGTCCTTCTACTGATTCAAAGGCTTGTAGGTCAGAGGTAACGGCTAGGATTTGGTCGGTTTGGCGCGTGTCGTTTATAAGCTCTAAATTCCCACTTAAGACTATAGATTGCATGCTTGCTGCCATTGAGTTCTTGGACTTCATACTGAAATGTACAGGTTTCATTTCTCGTGGTACTAGACCCTGCTCGTTGAAGCCCTCAAACTCGCCTCTTGTGTCGTCGTAGCGTAGAATATCTATCTTGTAGAGTTCTATAGCATGAGTGAGATATTCCAGCTGTCGTTTATAGTCCCAACCGTCTAGCCATTTGCTTAATAATTGCTTATAGTGCGTTCCGTCCTTGTCTTCCCACATTTCGAATACAGAAAAGTGAGCTGGGTGCGTGTGCTTTCCTATGTCATACCCCGCTACGACGTCGTGAGAGCCGCTGTAAGACGCTTGATTGATTAAAGATGGGTTAATACACGTCATGAGTTCATTTCGTGTGATATAGCTGTCCTCAGAGTATGATGGCTTGGCTCGGTACTCCTGGTTAAACGACTTCTCGCCGATTGTTTTTCGTATAGCTTCTAGCTCATCAAAGGATTTCCACTCGGGGAATAGAGCTATACGGTTCGCCTCGTCTTTCATTGCGTCTAATATCACGACGTCAAATCTCTCTCTTAGTCCCTCATCAAAGAAAAAGTCTGAATACGTTTGAGGCGTTCCCACTACTCTGCATTTTCCGTTCTTTTTCACCATGGCGTAGATTTCAAGCTTTATCACGTTGTTTATCTTGTGAATGACTGTTGGGGCTAGCTTGTTCTCTGGGTCTTTTAGGGGGTCGTCTATGTATATTCTTTCGGCATGGATACCACGCTTAAACGATAATAGCCCCTCTGGCACGAACCACGCCCTGGCTCTCCCATTGTGGAAGTCCACGGTGGAGGCTGATTGCGTGTTTAGGTTAGTACAAAAAATAAAGAATGGATTGATTTCTATCATTCTCTTGACTTTGGCTAAGTGGTACGAACTCATACCTGCCTGGTATGAGAAGTAATGTCCCTCTATATCTTTCTCTGCTGTGAATATATCGTACATGATTTCTGCGTACAATCGAGTAGACTTGAAATGGTCTCGGGCAGTAACGTCCATTGTCCAGTCATTCTCTTCCAGCCTGTCTGCCACAAAACTGATGTAGTCTCCAGTGATGAAATGCTCAAAGCTTGCCTTGAAGACATGGTTAATAAAGAACTTAAATCCACCTGGCTGCTTACAGCGTCGGCGGACAAGTTCTATCTTGGCTTTTGCCTGTCTTGAGGTCATCTTGGGAGGCATAAGACCCCCTACTCTTCTTCAGCAGCACTTGCACCGTCAGCAATGTTCTTCAGTTCGTCGTCTGTGAGGTTGTCAAAGGCTTCCACTTGCCTGATTTCGGATTCTGTACGTGTGGCAAACTCTTTCCGTTTCTTTCTCTCTAGCAACCACTGAGCCGTCTTCACGTCCTTTTTCTCCAGGGCTTTCACCACAACTTGGCGCGCTAGTAAGACGGGTTTCTCTTTCAACAGGGCTTTCTCTTCCAAGAACTCTGGGTTTTCATTCTGGTAGTTATAAAGTGTTGAACGAGAAATACCCACATATGCACAGGCTTCTCTGTCTGAACAACCTATACTAAAAGCTTGTTTCAGCTTCTTTAGAACTGCGTCTGTCATCGTGCTTGGTCTCCCTGTCATAGTTAAAATCCTTTCTCAAGATGGCGGTTGGTAAGAATGTCTTTGCGGCTCATCTCAAACGTCTCCAGACAGTGCGGACACATAATTTCAAGAGTGGCGTCTTGCCGTTCCTCTGATTTTTTCTCGAACTGCTCTTCCAGTTCTTTCTCTTTCTTCTCCACCTGCTCGTCTGTGATTTCAAAATCTAAGTCTTTGAACCCTGCTTCTAGGTTAATCTCGGGGAAGAATGACTGTACTGTTAGTGGGTCGATAAACTCTTTCAGCTCTAGAGTAAGGTTATCAATGTCCCAGTTTGAGTACTCACTGGTCTTGTTGTCTACTACACGGAACTCTTTAGCTTTCTTCTTGTCCATTTCTGAGACGATTACAGCGATTGTGTCGAACGACTTGTATAATTTACCGTCTTTGTCGCTATTGAGCCTCTGAAGTGCCTTAAAACGCGTATGCCCAGCTATTATAACGTTGTCTTTGTCCACAATGATAGGGACTTGATATCCATACGTCTCAATAGATTCCATGACTTTCTGGACAGCCTCATCATTGTTGTCTCTCGGGTTTCGCCAGTAAGGTTGGATTTTACTCAGCTTTATCTGTGTGAGCTTGTTTGTTTCTGTGGGCGTTTCCATTTTGTTTTTTCTCCTTTTCCTTTTCTTTCCACTCTTTTTTGTACTTTAGTTGCTTGTCTGTCTCCCAAGCTTTGCCATACTCGGTGTCTTCAAACAGTTTACTAAAGCCTGTAATGTGTTTCAATCGTACTAACTCTTCTGCCTCAAGTCCCAACTCTTGGCAGATTTCTTGGTCGCTCTTTCCGTTTTGAAGCATATCAAACACAATCGTACTCATACCTGCCACTGAGTGCTTGCCTCTCGCTCGGTTGTGCCGAACCGTAGACGCCATTCTCTCATTGATATCCTTGTCCAAGACTACACACGGAAGATATCCGTTGTTCAAATCATAGATATCCTTGTTAGTCCTCATAGTCGTGTAGCGGTGGAAGCCGTCCACAATAACGTACTTCTGGATACTTTCGTCCCAGATGGTTACAACTGGCATTGTGTAGGTGTCGTGGAAGATTGACAGATACAACAGTCTCATCTCGTTGCGCGCCACAGCATTTGGGTTATAGTCGTTAGCCTGCACTTGTTCAATCGGTATGAACTTCACGTTGGCTACGGCGTTGTGTTTACAGAACTCTGGCAGATGTGAATTATCTACCTCATAGATTGGTCTTTTCTCGGTGTTCTCTTTTTGTTCTCTTTTAGTCATAGACTTTCTCTCCTCTTATTTTTCTCCTTATTAGTACTCTCTGGAAGCCATTTTCCCAGTTCTTCAGCTTGGTGTACTCTAAATCATTAGTGATAATCGATTGAATGTGTAGCTTGTACAGCTCGTCTCCCACGTGTTCAGCGTAGAACTCCATTCTGTCGAACTCTTTTCGCAGTCCCTTTCTCACGTCTTCCGACTCTATCAGCTTTTCAAGAAGATAGTCTCGATATTCTTTCCAGGAGACGAACATGAACGGCAGCTCTCTTATAAAGAAGTCGTTTTGCCCCATCTTACCTGCAGTATCAAGCCCAGAGATACGCTTGGTGGCAGCCTCATAGGTGTCTGGCTCTATTTCTTGTAGGAAGAACAGGGAACGGACAGCAGTTTCATGGTGGATATTTGAAACTCTCATGTCTCTTACTGGCACACCGTATCTGTACAGCTCATCATAGAGGGTAGAGTATCTCCAGCCATTGTCATGAATTGCTTTCCAAATATCAATGTAGCTCCAGTCATACAGTGGATAAAACGTGTAGTGGTCTTTCCCCTCTAGTCGCTTTCCCCACGTTATCCACTTGTACGTTACAAGATTGGTCAAGCCTGTAAACCGCGTAGGCGACTCTTCCGTCCGTACTCCACCAAGAATTGCCGTCTTCACCCCCTCAAACTCTGTCTTAATAACCGCGTCGAACAGTTTACCAAATCTGTCTGTGCCGTATTTATTTTCCTTAATAGAGATGGGGTCTCGCTCCCTCGCCCACTCTTCACCCTCCGCCCAACAGTGTAGCCAGTCCGCGTCTTTTCTTCCAGAGGACGCATTGAGGATTTTCATAGGGATTTGTAGCCACATCGGCTCAACGTCTGGATTGTACATCACGTGCTTTACTTGCTCGACGGTAGACTTCCACTCTAGTTCTTGGTCTATCCACATCACTTTGAGAGGCAGTCTATTTTTCTCTTTAGCTACTATCATGGCAAGCTCAAACACGACAGTGGAATCTTTGCCACCTGAGTACCCGACTACTATGTTAGGGAACTCGTCAAAAATATACCGTATTCTGTCTAGGGCAGCTTCGTAGACTGTTTGTTTTTTATATATCTTCACCCTTTATATCCTCCAAATCTATAGGCTGATTAGACGCTACTACGTACTTATTTTGCCACAGAATAGAGTGCGGGAAAAGGGCGTTCACCTTTTCGTAGTCAATGTTGTTGTGTACTTGCTCTGTCATATCGTCTGTGTAGTAGTGCGGTGAATAGTTTGGAGCGTACATCATCACTAATGCATAACCGCCCTCATTGAGGCTTGAGATAATCTTGTCGTAGCTGTCTGGATTGAGGTAGCTGAAAGCACCGTAGAGACAAACAATAGAATCAAACTTGCCATTCATCTCGCACTGGTCAAAGTCTAGATTAAAAAACATGTGTTTAGGGAATTTCTCCTCAGAGACGGCTACAAGCTTTTCTGCAGTATCTACCCCGACGTAATTCTCTGGTGGAATATCAATATTCTCAAGCAATAGCCCAGTGCCTGAACCGATATCAAGCACCGAACCGTGTAGCTTTTTTCTCAGAAAGCTGAAAAGCATTTCATCTTCTGCTTTATATTCTGGGTTAGTGTAAGTATCATCATAAACGCTTGCCATGTCGTTATAGACGCCCTCAAACATAATCTTCTCCTTTATTTTTTCTTGTTCTTAATATGAAGTGTGGTGGCGAACGGCGTTAAGTCTGAGCTTGTCGGCTCTAGATAGTCGTTTCCCTTAGTTCCGTACACTTCCTTTTTGGCTATCTTGTAATTGAATATTTCAGGGTGAGGCACTACCGCGTCGTGCTTGTATCTCCAGTCTTTCAAGCCTCCCTTGGTTACCACCGCATGAACTATCAAAGAACCTAGGTATCGATAGTTTTCATAGCCATTGACGTAAGCTTTTGCGGATATCTCAGAGTCTTCATAGCCGATATTGTCTGGCAAAGAGATTATCAAGTCTCGGATACGCCTGCCGAAAACCATACCCCCTGCTGTGTGTACTATGTTTTGTTTGATGAACTCTGATTTCATCTTGGGTATCTTCTTTTGAGCTAATTCAAAATTGCGTCCCCAATTCCCAGAGACGCAGCCTACAAAGTCATACTTCAAGACCACATTAGCCATTGTATTGTAGTCTTGGGTAGGCAAAATAATCATGTCATCGTCTAAGTTGCAATAGACATCATAGTCTGATTGATAACACAGTTTGCGTCCTCCAAAGCAACCTAAGGGCTTCTCAGAGGTCTTGAAGACAGTCCTGTCCGCCAAACCCAATTCTTCAATGAAACGCGTCATATCGTCTCTCTCAGCCTCTGAGTAGCACTGAGCGGCTATGAGAATATCCCACGTATCATCTACCTCACCTTTGATAGACTCTAACAATCTCTTTAAGCCCTGTATTCTGTTGGGGACTGTGGGGATTACAAAAGCCTTAGTTGCCATATGTTCTATCCTGCTCTCCCTTTAACGACCTGTTCAGTATCCATTCTGCGGACATCGGCTTATTACCTGTCCAATATTTATGACCATTCACCTTATAGACTGTGAATGTTGCTCTGAGGTATTGCTCGGGCTCGCCATTGTCTCTTATAAACTGGACTGCCTTTTCGTACTCTGCTCTCCTCGGGTGATTAGCCTTGCAGACGATGTACTCGTGAGGGGATTTCTTGGCGTAAGTCTTAGCAAACGTCCAGTCCCAGCTTTCCACAAACTTGATAAACTCTTCTTTTGTCATGTCCCTCCTCTAGCTCATAGCAAAATACAAAAGCCACACAGACGCCCACATAGCGAATACCAGCGCAAAGCATAGGATTACCCATTTTGCGATGTAAACAGCGTTACAGAGCCTCTCACGGCGTTTTAGAGCCTGTTTTTCCTTGAGTTGCTTCTCACGAACCCAAGCTCTGGTTGATATAAAGGTGGTGGTGGTTGTGTTGTTCATATTATTAGTTTATATTATCGTGCTTATGTTGTCAATGGTTTTCTCAAAATATCATATTTTTTGCAGCTGTTATGGTGAAACTGGTGAACTTCTCGTCAATGCCATCTGTATTTAATAGTTTATCTGAGACGATTGGACGACCGAACCTCTTCTGTTCTGAGTGCACATACAGCCAAGCGTCTCCAATGTAATTCTGTGTTAAATCGTCATTTGGCTGATACCACTTCAAGAATATGATATTAACGTTCCTACCCCGCCTGTGTATGTGGTCTGCTTTCTCATTTAGCGAAAATCGGCTGAGGTTGCTTGCGTTTGAACTGTCTACCCACATAAAGCCAATTTCTGGCGTTCCTCTCTTGAACTGTGGATTGTTCTTGTAGAAGCTCTCCCAGTATCTGCGAAATATCTTGTAGTTTGAACACACAACTAAATTAGTCATCGGCTTTTTCACGAAGCGCCCTCTCTATTCCTTTAACTTTTGCTTTGTAGTACTCAATCTTCTCCATCAGCTCGTATGTGTATATCTTTTCCGTAGACTTGGAGCGTCGGTCAAGCTCTTGTAGCTTGGAGTACCCGTATGTCTTTATCATAAACAAAGCGTATGAAGTGTAGTTTCCTTTTAGAAAAATATTACAGCGTCGGCACTGCGGGTGGACATTATCCTCGCTCCACCTTGTCGCATACTTCCCCCGTGATATGTAGTGTCCAGCGTCCATCTTCGTAATGTCTTGGACTACTCCACAGGTACAGCACTTATTCAGTATCCTGCCGTCGGGGGTGATTTTCGCACCCCGCAGCCTGACCCATTTAGAGAAGATTGAATCTAACCGTTTGACGACCTCTCCTCTAGTCATTTTCTTGTTAATCTTCATAGTCCTCTCTGATAAACCTCCTCGCTTGTCTGAAAGTCTTAAATCTACCCAGGATTTCCACATCTCCGTCTATTCTTGCAAGCTCAATGTTTGATTTTCTCCTTTTGGCTACATCTGCAAACAGCTTTTTAATCCTCTTAGCTTCTTCTGCTGTAATGTGCTTCTTCATTTCATCAAAGTGCGGTGGTATTTCTAAGTCCACGATAGAGAATAGCGCACCGCTCGCTTCCCACACTTCTTGTCGATTTGGGTCTCCAGCTCTCAGTCTTTTCATTTACCTACTACCCAGCATGCAACCTAGCATAGCTTCGTCACTTTCTTCTTCAAATATTCTTTTACTCAATCTCTTCTCAAGGTCGTCCATATCTTTGTCTATCTGCTCTGTATATTCTAACTTACTGCCAATTACTACATTAAACTCGTTGTTGTATTCTTGGCTCAACACATTCTTTACCTTTGTGTTATTCCAAAACTGTACTGCCGAGCCATAACCACTAACCAGTGTTTTAGAGTTTTCGCCGAACTTGAACTGGCAGCGTCTGAAGAAATCAGAGTGCATAGCGATTGCTATGTCATTGATATTGAAGATTTCGTCAAACTTCTTGACAATTATCTCACAATGCCAGTTGTCGTTCGTAAACATGACAGTAACCGCACACCTCACTTGGTTTGTTTCAAGCCAGTCTACCAGGCGTTTCACCCGTTTTGACCTATGATTGATTAGCCTGTGACTCACCCAAGAACTTGTCATCGCAGATATTAGAATATTTACTCGCTTGGAGCGTGGATTTCCATTATACATGCTTCCAAAAGTCTCTGGTATCCCCTCAACGTATCTTCCCATGTCGATGAAGTCGCCAGTAACGTCATACTCGACGCTCATTCCAGCACTGTCTCCGCCTAGAATCTTCTCGTCTTTTTGCATGAAGTCTGCGACTTTTGAGGGATTATTCTTGAACGTGTCCATCGCTTCTTTGTAGGTTTTGAACATTTGAAAACCGCCGTTGCCTTTGTCTTGAGAAGAGTTATACCTGCCGCGCCCAGCTGAAAGTTGGTTAGATATCACATCTAGGAATATGTCTATTCCGTCAAACTTTCCGCAAAGCTCTCTCTCATCAAAATATGTCAATTTGGTCTTGGTTTTACTTATAGAATACTCTCCGTAGACAAAGCCGTCGCCCTTGACAGTGTTTTCTAGTGTCGTGTAGTCTATCAAATCCATCTAGACCTCCTACCAGATTATCTCAGCTTCTTCTGCCTCGGCTGTCTCGTGGGCTTTCTTAGTTTCGGAAGTTTCGTCCCATTTCTTATTAGCGATATCACGGTATCGTGACTTCTTGTCGCTCGGCAAGTTTTCCACAATCACAGCGTTTAGGACGGTCTCAAAGTCAAGCCCGATATTTAGTAAAGAGCAGCCTTTAGTAGTGGCGCGTGGCGTTACCAAAGCTCGGATACCGTCGTTCTCAATAGTCTTTCTCAGCTCTCGCACCACCTTGAGCCAATTCTTGCCAGTATCTCCATATGCTTCTGCCATTTTGTCTTCCAGCTTCTCGTCAATGTCCCAGACTAAGACGGCAAAGCGGTCAAGGGTGGCAGCGTCAAGCTGGTTACGACCGACGTACATACGGTTAGCACCGTTTCCAAACGTGTTAGCAGAAGCGATAAAAACAAAGTCTTTGTGTTGTTTCACCATTTTGTCTGGGAAGGCACAGAAGCCGTTAGAAAGCGCCGCATTGACCTGGATAAGAACGTTAGCATTGCCAGCGTCGATTTCGTCCATCAAGAATACCCCGCCCTCTTCATACGCTTTTCGGAAGAGTGTCGGCACGTAACCGCCAGAGGCGTGCATGTATCCAATTATGTCTGATTTAGAGGTTTGAGCGCCTACAGACATCGTGTAGTGGTTTAACCCCATCGCCTCAGCGACTTGAGCGGCAGCGTGCGTCTTCCCTGACCCCGCACAACCTACAAGCAGCACGGGGATTTTCTGCGAAGCCATCACAATAAGATTATCTAATGATTTGTGGCGTAGACCTTTAACGTCATGTAGCTTGCCGTCGTACTCGACTTTCATCGGCAGATTTTCTTTGATAGATTTCTCGGCGTTTTTTACCAGCTCTTTCAGCTCTGGTATTTCGTTGCTGATTTTATCATCGATTTTGTCTGAAACTGTTTTGTCAATTTCATTTAAGAGGGTGTTTAACCCGGAGAAGTTTGCCATATTTCCTATGTATCTCCATTTTTTAATTTAATAAAGAAAGGTACGACCGTTTGCAAGACGGCAGTTTTGCAGTATTCTTAACAGAACTTAACAATATCTTTGTTTGAAGACACCACTCTAACGATTGCGTCTGTCAAAACTACAGCGATACCTTGCGACGACTCTTCCTCCAGCAACTCTTTATAGTTTTTGGAATTGTGCTTCTTGAACATCTTCTCGACTTCCTTGGACAGAGCCATGTCTAGTTCAGCTATCAAAGGAATATTTGGCTTATCAAAAGTCTCTTCATCTTTTGCGTTTCGCTGGTAGACAAACCGCATGAATAGCAAAGTGTTGTACAAGAGAACGTAGTTGCTAATATCCTTGTCTTCTTCAAGTCTTTCAATAAGCAGCGATACAGAGTTTGCTGCCCACAAAGCGGTAGCCTTAAAGTCGTAGTCTTCTTCGTCGAGAGTGGAGAAAGCCAAGACGCATTCTCTATAGGTAGGATTATCTTTCAAGATATCATTCATCGTGTAGACGTTTTCGCCGTTTACTTTGATGAAGTCTTCTTTTTCGGTCTTGCGTTCGTATTTCATCTAGTCCTCTGAGTTTTCCTTGAAGTTTTCTAGGCACACAGACAGTGCTATCAGAGTTTTATAGACAGTTGTGTCGTCTTCGCGTTCTTCTTTGTAGGCTTCAAAGACATCATCGCCAACTTCTCTTGCAAAGAGAACAGCCTCAAGTCGGGACAGACCAAACACAGTCTCGGCTGTCATGGTAAGTACCGCTTTCATTTCTGCAACGTCTTTAATTTCAATCTCTTCTTTTTCGATAGCGTCTGCGACCATCAAAACGCGTATAGCGGTTTTCATACTCTTAAAGGTGAAAGAGTCTTTGTCGTGGCTTTTTGTGATAGCCTCTGCTAAGTCATCAGCCTTTTTTCGTAGTTCGGGTTCGCTATTAATCGCTCCCTCCAAACCTTTTGTGAGCTTCTCCAGAATATCTAGTGCTTCCTCTTCTGGTGATTTATCTCGTTTTTTAGTGGTTTTCTTAGGCATTGATTGCCCCCTTTCTGGTGATTATTTAATACATCTCTATTATAACTTAAACGTGCTTAAATTACAATACGTTTTTAGTTTAGTTTTAGGTTTCAATGAAGTCTAGTTTGTAGTTTTCAAGAAACCTCTCTATCCTTGCGTTTCTCAATCTTTGCGCAGCGCGTCTGTATTGACTTTTCAACCGCTCTTTTAAGTACGCTCGGGTCATGAAAGCCAGTTTTTCTGCCACGGGCTTCGCCCCCTTTTCTACCTCTCTCACGAAGTGTGTCAGTATCGATTGCATCTTTAGCTCCTCTCTTAAAGTTCCAGCCTCGTTGCTTTCTTTCCTGATTTTTACCGTCTATGACCTCCATATTCTTTGTCCTTCTCTAAATAATAGCCATAAGTGATTGCTGCGATTATGCTGATTAGCCCCAAAACAAAGACTGTGGTGAGGACACCGACCAATCCTGCGTAAAGATAGATTAACCCCAATCCGCTGGCTATTGTCATTATTACAACTGCTATAAACATATCTTCCTCCTTATAAGTAAGACTACGTTAGATTATACTACGCTCCGAAAACCCATACCATAAATCGCAGCACTAATGCTATAAACACAGCTGTTACGAATACTGCTATGACCATTGCCAGGATTTCTCCGACTGCTTTACTAAACTTTTTCATCTTCCTTTTCCTTTCTTCTTATGTTCACAAATTAGTAGTTTAGTTGATATTATTTTAACTACCCCTTAGAACAATCTTTTTGCCATCTTTAAGCTTGAAGCCACTTCTGGTAGTGCCGTCAAAACGTAAACAACTCTGTTCAAACAGATAGTTAAAGACCTGACCGAGGACTAGAGCATAACAACCGTCATCAAGACCAATTTGGTCAGCTACATATTGTTTAGAGTCTTGATCGTACGATATGTCAGGCTTCAAGTTCCACATTCTATCGCCAATCTTCTCTTCAGCTATTTGCTGAACTTCGGCTAACGCGTCTGCAAGGTCATCAACATTACCTATCTCTACTTCAAAGCACCCATCTTGGTCATCATAAGTGCCAGTATGTCGATATTTACGAGCTAGTTTATTAAGAGGACCAACCGAAAAATCTCCGTAGCCATTTGATATATACAGTTCTTTCTCGCCATCTGCCTGTATTGTTATACTGAATCCCATATCCTTTCCTTTCCTTTTTATCTGTATAACGTGTTTCTAAATAAAACGTTATACAGGGCTCAACCGCATAACTGGTTGGCTATATTATGCGGTTGAATTGTTAATGTTCTAAACCATTTTTCCCAAGTGGGGAAATTGGTTTTATACAGGGTACGATTTGTACCCGATTGGTTTAATTTTGCCCAGTTTATTGACGTATGGTAGGTCATTGGTTAATGGCGTTTACCTATTACCCTTTCTTTAATTATTTATCCTATTGCGCACAAATCTCTATCAGAGCTTTTATAACAGCTGCTATTAGTGCAACGACCGCCACTAATATTAAAATTGCGATAGCTCCAAGCAATACTGCGCCAATCCAAGAGACTACTGTCATAGCCGACATTCTTCTTGTTCTCCTTTCTTAACTCCAAAATAAGCTAACCATTCTTTCTCGTGTTCATCAATAGACTTTTGAGCGTCTTCTTCAGTCTCGTAGCGTACAGTTTCGCCTGCGTCTACCCAACTAGCTGGGTATATTCTTAAACTTTTTGTCATATAGTCATAGCCTATGCAGTAGCCGCCTTTACCGTTCTCGAAATCTGGCTCAAACGTTGATGTTCGGCGTAGTCTGACTTC